ACGAGATGCAGCGTAGTCTCGTGGGCTCGGAGATGTGTATAAGAGACAGGTTCAACACTGATTACTGGGTGTCCACACTGCAACAGGACATATTGTGATTAAAAGATGTAATCAGGACATTCAGTGTAAGCATATAAGAAAGTAACCAGACAAGAGGTGAAGCGTATGAACATAGTAATAAAGATTATAGATGGTGACAAGATTATTGATTACGATTCACTGTCAGACAAAGAGAAGAAAGAGTACGGGCAGCGACTTAATGAACAGGCTTTGACTTCGTTAGGTTATGTCAGAAAGGAGTAACAAGGTGAGAACAACCGGGGAAATAATTGCATTCAACAAGAGAATCAATGCGGCTATAGAAGATGGAAGAATTGAAGATGCATCTAAATGGATGCTAAGACTTCACAAGCTGGAGTGCAGAGCAGGAGTTCCAATTGGTGATTATCGTATCAGGAACATATAAAAAGAGCTGCAGTGTCGCAACCACTGCAACTCAACTATGATAAAAAATCTATTATATTGTAGAACATTTGGGAGTAAAAAGCAATGTGGAATTATGAGTGCCCTATATGTGGGGCTAATCTGGATCCTGGAGAGAAATGTGATTGCCAGGATGAAAGGCAACGTTACTTAAGACAGTTTAGGATGTCTAGGAACGGATAGTATCAGTTTATATTTGGAGGAATGAATGAAAACAACAAAGATACAGATAAGAGATATATTAGGAATTAGGGAATTTAAAATGAATGGTGAAAGTATAGAGCTTTCAGGTTCAAATGGTGTAGGTAAGTCATCAGTACTTGATGCCATAAGATATGCATTAACCAATAAATCTGGCAGAGATGTAATCGTAAGACGGGGAACTGTTGAAGGAGAAATTCTTATTGAGACAGACAGCGGATTATCTATTAATAGAAAGAGTCGTATCAATAGAGCAGATTACAAATCTATTAAGCAGAATGGGCGTGAAATAGGAAGTCCAGAAGCCTTTCTTAAGGAGATATTTACTCCTTTGCAGCTTAATCCAATAGAGTTTATAGCTATGGATAAGAAACAGCAGAATGCAATTATTCTGGATATGATTCAGTATGACTGGGATATGAACACTATTAAGCAATGGTTTGGAGAGATACCGGCATGGGTTAATTATGATCAGAATATTCTTTCAGTTCTTAATGATATTCAGAGCGAAAATGGAGAGTATTACCAGAACAGAAGGAATATAGACAGAGACAGAAGAAATAAGATAGCGTTCATAGAAGACATAGGAAAGACACTTCCAGAAGGTTATGACGCTGAGAAGTGGAGAAATGCATCTGCCGGAGATATCTATAGACAGATAGAAAGTATTCAGCGTGATAATCAGCTTGTGGAGCGTGCCAAGCAGGTGATTGAGAACAAGAACAATAAAATCCGTAAGTTTGAGGCAGATAGAGAGATTGAAAAAACTGCTATTGAAAGAGAGTTCAGTTCTCGTGATAAGCAGATAACAGAGGATATTACAAGACTTGAAGGACAGATTGTAAGTTTAAGGCAGGAACAGAGCAGTCTTGCATCTAAAAAGGCAGACAAGCTTGCCCTGGCAGATAAAACTTATGAGGCCTCCGTTGCTGAATATAACGCACAATGTGCTGAGTACAATGAGTATGTTGATAGGGATATAAGAGATACATCTGAACTTAGTAAACAGGCACAAGCTATTGAAGATATGAAAGCCCATATTAATGAGTATGACAGAATGGTAATGCTTCAGGATCAGGTAGACGAGCTGGCAGAGCAGTCACAGATTCTCACAGATAAGATTGAGAAAGCACGAACATTACCGGGTGAAATACTGAAAGAATGCAGCATACCAATTGAAGGACTTTCAGTTGAAAATGGTATACCTCTTATTAGCGGTCTTCCAATCAGTAATTTATCAGAGGGTGAAAAGCTGGATTTATGTATTGATGTAGCTCTGCAGAAGCCGAATGGAATACAGCTTCTGCTTATAGATGGTGTGGAGAAGCTTTCTACAACACTTAGAAATCAGCTTTATAAGAAATGTAAGGACAAGGGACTGCAGTTTATAGCAACAAGAACAACAGATGATACAGATTTAATAGTTACAGAATTATAGGAGGTTTAATTAATAATGGACAGTATGATACCAATGGGACAGCAGATGGCTGTTCCTAAAACATCACAGACAGAGATGATGATAAGCAGACAGGCACAGGAAGTTCAGGGGGCAATAGTAATGGCTAAGAAGTTCCCAAGAGATGAATATGATGCAATGGAGAGAATCAAGAGAACGTGCCAGAGGGCAACTTTAGCAGAGCAGGCTATATATTCTTATCCAAGAGGCGGACAGACGGTTATGGGACCGTCTATAAGGCTTGCAGAAGCGCTTGCTCAGAACTGGGGTAATATTGATTATGGCGTTATAGAGCTTGAACAGAAGAATGGTGCATCAGAGATGATGGCATATGCATGGGATCTGGAATCAAATACAAGAGTAACCAAGATATTTACAGTAGAGCATAAGAGAGACACTAAGAAGGGTACATATCAGCTTACAGATAGTAGAGATATCTATGAGGCGACAGCTAACTTTGGTGCAAGACGAATGAGGGCATGTATTCTTGGAGTTATACCAGGAGATGTTGTAGATATGGCTGTTGGAGAGTGCAAGGAAACAGTTAGGAAAGGAATAGGCAAGGAGCCTATTAATGAAAGAGTAACTAAGCTTATTAATGCATTTAAAGTTGAATTCAAAGTTACAAGAGAACAGATAGAAAAGTATGCGGAACGTAATTGTGCGGATTTCGGAGAAGATGAATTTATTAACCTAAAGGGAGTATATAAGGCCCTTAAAGACGGACAGGCTAAAGCTGAAGATTATTTTCCGGTAGAAGAGGAAGTTCCTAATCCTATGGGAGGTACTGCAGATGTTACTAACAAGTGAGAATTATTATAGTACAGAAGCCGATAAGGAGTATTTAAGTGTATCGCAGTATAAGAATTTTGTTGGTTCACTTGGCCGTCCGGGATGTGAAGCTTATGCATTGGCAAAGCTTAATGAAGAGTGGGTTGAGAATATGGAAGATTCTGATGCACTTATGGTTGGTTCTTATGTTGATGCACATTTTGAAGGAACTCTTGATACATTCAAAGCACAGCACTCCTGCATGTTTAAGAAAGATGGTTCCCTTATGGCTAAATATATTAAGGCCAATGAAATGATTAATAGATGTGAACGTGATGATTTATTTATGGCTTACATGAGTGGTGAAAAGCAGGTAATAATGACCGCTGATATGTTCGGTGCTAAATGGAAAATTAAGATTGATAGTTATATCAAGGATAAGTGTATTGTTGACCTTAAGACTTGTCAGAGTATAACAAAAACTTTCTATCATGCTGATGCTGGCAATATGAATTTTCTGCATGAGTGGGGATATTACATCCAGGGAGCTGTTTATCAGAAGATTGTTGAGATTAATACAGGGAAAAAGCTCCCATTCTTTATAGCAGCAGTATCAAAAGAGAAAGAGCCAGATATACAGGTTATAGCATGTGAGCAGTCGTTTCTTGATGAGGCTTTAGCAGAGGTTGAAAGTAATGTACCTAAGATATTAGCACTTAAGAATAACGAAATAGATCCTATAAGGTGTGAGCAATGTGATTATTGCAAACATACAAAGGTTCTTAAAGTGCCAATATGGTCAAGTGATTTGATAGGTGAGGTATAGGATGAAAACAGATAGTGTAGTAACGAGATATTCAGGTTATTGTGCATTATGTGGAAAGCCTACACAGACAGAGCATCATTTATTATTCGGCATAGGAATTAGGGAATTAGCAGAAGAGGATGGCATTAAAATACCTGTATGTGATGATGAACACAATATGTCTGGTGGAATTAGGCAAATACATAATAATAGCGCTGCTGAAAAGCTTAGTAAGATTGCTGGTCAGTTAGCCTGGGAGAAAGAATATTATCATAAATTATATGGATATGAGAATGATCCAGCTAGAGAAGCATTTAGGAAAAGATATGGAAGGAGTTATCTGTGACTTTATAATATCACACATCTACGTTGTCACAGAAATACATATAAGCCCTGTGGTACATACTTCCACAGGGCGGAAAGGAGCTGAATGCTCTATACATTTACAATCAAGGGTACGCTTCCAGGATTAAACGAATACCTGAAAGCAGAAAGAAGCTTTCATAACCGGCATAGTACTGGCAACGATATGAAGCAGCAGTATCAGATGATCATATCTAACGCTATAAGGCTTAATCTTAAGCGTACCCATATAAATAATCCAGTCCGGATTAAATACACATTCTATGAGCCTAACAGAAAGCGTGACCTTGATAATATAGCAGGGGTTGCACATAAGTTCATACAGGATGCACTTGTTAAGTGTAAGGTGCTTGATAATGACGGCTGGAATAACATAGTAGGCTTTGAGGACCATTTCTTCATAGATAAACATAATCCACGTATAGAAGTGGTGCTGGAAGAGGTGAAGCCGTGAATACAGAGCAGAGAATCGACTATATAAAACAACTGAACGGGTTTGAAAGGTGGCTCGAAAGTCATTACTTGCCGAGTGCTGCGCAATTATTGTACTACAAGTTATTAAGTATCAATAATATGGCAGGGTGGTGCGAGTGGATACAAGTAGATAACCAGCGAGTAATGTCTCGTTGTCAGATGTCAAGAGAGGCTACGTTAGTCGAAAACAGGAATAAATTAATAGAAGCAGGGCTGATAGAATTCCAGAGAGGGAAGAAAGGTAGTCCCAATAAATATAAAATTTGTACTTTCAAATCCGTAGGGAAAACCGTAGGAGAAACCGTAGTACAAACCGTAGGAGAAACCGTAGCCATATATAAACAAAAACAAAAACTAAATAATATAGCGCCTGCGCGCGCAAAGAAAAATAAATTTACAAATTATAGTCAGCGTGAACGGCGGTCAGATGAGTTTTATGATTCGCTGCTTAGTAACTGACGGAAGGAGTATGCATGTTAGATTTAGAGTATCTTAACAGGTTCGGTAAGGATCTTGTTTCAGAAACTGACAGGCTTTTACAGGTGAAGTCTGCCTATGAGGAGATAAATCCAGAGGTGTTATACAAGGCGGAGCTGACAGAAGATGGACGTAATATCGGGTACCAGCTTTTGAGAATGTTCCAGGACTTAAGGATATAGCCACAGATACATCTGACTTTATAAAGAGCCAGATTGGAAAGTATCTGGAAGATAAAAGCAGCAACCTGAGGGATTGTATAACGGCTATGGTGGAAGACATTACTGGTAGTATGGATCCAAAGCCTGCTGATTCTAAGAGCAGGGTTAAAGAGTGCGGTGTGGATGAGGATCCTGTCATTCATCCAGTATCACAGACAGTAGCTGTGGATTGTGCGAGCAAGATTAGTGCGGTTGAGCTTAGTCCATCTAAGTCAAAGGTTAGTCCAAGCCAAGTCGAGGACAAGCCTAAAACAAGTGCAGCAAAGCCAAGGATTAAGGCAACTAAGAAGACAACCGAGTCAAAGGTTAAGCCGGATAAGAAAGCCAAGACAGTAGGAAAGGCGAACACTCCCAGTTGAAAAGATCTATGTATGCGACAAGTGTGGAAAGGTCATAGAGGCTATGAAGTACAACATGGACAGTTATACATACAAGAGAAAAGCTGATAAGCAAATTAAATATTATTGCTGTTATAACCATATGCGTGTTGCACAGCTTGAAGAGGAAGCTGCAAAGCAGGCAAAGAAGTTGGCACAGTGGAAAGCGGGGAATAAGTAATGGCTAAGTTAAGCAAAGAGGAGCAGGCACGAAGGGAAGGTATGTCATATGCCCTGAGAGTTGCCAGGGAAAAGGGTATAGATGGACTTGAAGAGGAGCTTAAGTTCAGACAAGCGTATGATGTACCACTTAAGATATCTCAGACAGAGCTTGAGCATTTTGCAGAAACAATTAAACAGACAATAATGGACACAGTGCTTCTGATGAGCTCCTACGTGCTTAGAGATAATTTTGGATTTGGAACTAAGCGTATGAACAGATTTATCCGGAAATTCAACGAATACACAGAGAGCCTTGTTGGTGGATATGTGAAGTGGAAGGATATAGCAGAAGCTATGACAGCAGAAACAGGTATTGAATTCCACATAAGGTCTGATGATGAAGAACTGAGGTGCTGATATGGCAGATGGATATGAGTGTGAAGGTCAGATGAGCATATATGAGTTCCTGGATAAAGAACCGGAGGAGAGAAAGTGGAATCGAATCCCGGATACATTTCCTAAGGAGCGGGGATACCGATATGACCTGCAGATGAAGCTGGTTTACGCAGATGGTACAGAACTAATCACAGCAGCGACATACAACAGGTTGTGTTTCATAATTCCAGGAGCAAGGAAGGACGAAAAACCTGTGAAAAAATATTGGAGGTATAAGGAGAATTGATTATGAACAGACAGGATATAGTAAATGAATTAAGAGACAGAGGATATGTAGCAGAGATTAAAGATGTTAAGAAGAATGGTACAGTACTTAAGGGCATTGTGATAATTGGAGAGGCTAACCCAACTCCAATTATTTATACAGATAAAATTATTGAGAATGAGAATAGTGTAAGCTCTGCTGCTGATATGGTTCTTTCAGTGTATAAAGAACATAGCCTATGCGATATTCAGATGGAAGATATATTAAAAGCAGAATATCTTAAAGATAAGTTGTTTATAACACTTTGCAAGGCAGGAGCGGAGTCTGTGAATATAACAAGACATAATGCATATCTTGAAGGTGTGGATGACTGTCTGGCAGCAGCATTAATTAATACACCTGGCAAAGGTGCAATAATGAAGATACCAGAGGAGCTTCTAAAAAAAATAGACATGAAGGAAGAAACAGCATGGGAGATAGCGAGAGCTAATACTGTTAAGAATGCACATATAGGATTGTTTGGTGATGTGCTGGCAGGAATGATTAAGGAAGATGGGGAAGGTGAAGAATTAATAGAGGCTGCAAAAGCTGTATCGAGAAGAATGGTAATAGCTTCTAATCAAAATAAACTTCACGGAGCTGGTGCAATATATGCAATGGATAGGATAAAGAGAATTGCAAATGCAGATAAGATTATTGTGATTCCAAGCAGCATACATGAGCTGATTATATATAAGTATGATGAAGATATGGATATAGAAGATTTTAACTATATGGTAAAAGAGGTTAATAAGGAGCTGGATCCGGAAGATGTGTTAAGTGACAGAGTATATGTGTTGTAGGAGGTACAGAATGGAGTTACAGATATTTAACAATAGTGAATTCGGACAGATAAGGACGGTTATAGTAGATAGCGAGCCTATGTTTTGTTTGGCGGATGTATGCAAAGCGTTAGAAATTACACATATTACAGATGTTAAAAATAGACTCAAACAAGATGGGGTCGGTACTGCCGAGGTCATAGATAATATAGGAAGAAAACAGAATGCGACATTTATAAATGAAAGTAATCTCTATAAGACAATCTTTCAGAGCAGAAAAGAAAGCGCTGAGAGATTTACAGAATGGGTAACATCAGAGGTGCTTCCAAGCATACGAAAGACCGGAAGTTATCAGAAGCCGCTTTCAACACAGGAAATGATGAGAATACAGTTAGGTATGATAGATGATGTCTCTGACAGGGTTACAAAGTTAGAAAACACTATGAACATAGATTATGGACAGCAGCACAGTTTGAGTGAGCTTATATCATCAAGGGTTATAGAACTGGTAGGTGGAAAGAAGTCTAATGCATATAGGGAGATAGGCAGGAAGGTGTTCTCAGAAATAAATCACGATTATAAGGATTACTTTAATGTCAATTCAAGAGCTAATACACCAAGGCTTAAATACGAGGAAGCTGTGGAGTATGTAAAGAACTGGATACCAAGCACAAATACAATAATGCTGATTAAGGATTGTAATGCGCAGGTGACTATGCCGGAAGATTGGAGGTAAAGAAAGTGAGATTAATTGATGCGGATGCTTTTAAAGAATATATAAAGAATGGCTTTCGAGATGCAACAAACATCTTTAAAAGTGAAGAATGCAGAGATGTAGCAAGACAGATAACAGATGCTTTCTGCCGTGATATAGATGAGCAGCCAACAGCCTATGATATAGATCAGGTTATTAGGCAACTGAAAGAAGAGAGGGAACTTTCATATGCAGATTTTGACAGGTATGTTGAAGAAGTAAGTCCATGCCTTGATACAGAATATGATAATAGTTTTCAAAGAGGTTTAGAAAGGGCAATTAAGATAATAAAAAGGCAGGTAACAAATATGGACGATAGTAGAATACAGGCAATGAGAGAGTTATGAAACAATGTATAGGTCAGTTAAAGTTTGAAGAGTGTATGACATTTAAAGAAAAGATGGAAAACCGAGGGTGGCATAATTGTTATGATGTAGAACCAGATGAGCCAGGAATATATCAGATTTACAGACGGAATGGAAGTAAAGGAGAGGCATATTACAAAGGTAATCATATATGGCAGCAGTTAAATAATAATGGCTGGGATTTTACTTGGTGGAGAGAGACGAAAGGAAGGTAATTATATTGAAAGAAGTTAAACATTACATATGTGAGATATGTGGAACAGAATATAATGATAAAACTAAAGCACAGCATTGTGAAAAGGGACATTGTAAGCCATTGGAAATAATAAAGGCACGTTATTTAAGTGTAGGCAATAACGCTAAAGGGTATCCATTAGAAATAACAGTAAAAATGGCGGATGGTACAGAACAGAAGTACAAGCGATAGGTAGGTGTAGTGAGTGGAAGAACAGTACAATATCAAAGAAATATTGATACAGTATGAAGACTTGGTAAAGGAGAGAGAATCATTAAAAGAATCTATATCTCAGATAGAGAAAAGGATAAGTAAGATGGAGCAGGAAGGATATACTGTAATAGATAGTGTATCAGGCGGAAATGGTGGCAAGCAGCATTTCAAGATAGAAGGCTTCCCATATTCGGAGTATGATAATCAGATGGCATTATTGATGTTAAGAAAGTCACAGCAGGAAGATGTTCTGGAGAAGATAGAACAGCAGATAGCACTTGCAGAGCATTACATATACCAGATAAAGAGCAGCACTATGAGGAGGATGATTACGTACAGATACATTAACAAATATTCCTGGATAAAAGTTGCACATAGCATGGGAAAACATTATACTGCAGATGGATGCAGGATGGCTGTTGAAAGATTTTTGAAAGAAAAATAAAAGTCTGTTCGTTTTGTTCGTTCTGTTCGTTTTATATGTGGTAATATTTATCGTGGAACAGATGTAAGGTGCATTGTTTCACAGACATACGCGAGTCTGAATTTAATAATATCCCCGGTGGTGCTGGTGAGAGCTGGCACCATTCTCCTAACATTAATAAAAGGGTGTATACCTCCATATCGTAAGGCACTGGCATAAGCTGGTGTCTTTTATTATGCCAGAAAGGAGCTGATTGTATGGCATTAACAGATAAACAGAAGCGATTCTGTGAAGAATACCTTATAGACCTTAATGCCACACAGGCAGCTATCAGGGCAGGGTATTCAACGAAAACAGCAGAACAGACAGCATCAAGACTGTTAAGAAATGTTAAGGTGCAGGAATATATAGCAAAAAGACAAAAAGAGCTATCAAGGAGTACAGAGATAACCCAGGAGAGAGTTATCAAGGAACTTGCCTTGATAGCTTTTTCTAATAATGCAGATTATGCACACGTGGTTGAAAAGAAGATGCAAGTAGAAGCGGGTGGAACACTTGTGGATGTACTGGATAAAGATGGTAAACCTGTTATGTATAGAACAGTAGAGCCGGTACTTACGGAAGAACTTACAGAGGAACAGAAGAGGGCACTTGCTGTTATCAAGAAAGGCAGAGAGGGGTTAGAGGTTAAGTCCTGCGACAAGGTTAAGGCCTTAGAACTTCTTGGCAAGCATTTAGGCATCTTTACAGACAAGATAGAAGCCAATGTAAACGATACAACCAGGAGCGAGCTTTCAGAGCTTCTTGCACAGCGTAAGGCGAGGGGTGAGCCTAATGCTTCTAAGTGATAAATACTGGGATTACATAGACACACCTGCAAGAGCAGAGTTCTTAGAGGGTTCAACTGCCTCCGGAAAGACAACAACAGTAGCTGTTAAGTTCATTATGAATGTAGCTGAATCAGATATGAAGCTGCATGTTATAGCCGGTAATACAACAGGTGTTATTGAGAAGAATATAATAAATGCTGATATGGGATTGCTGCAGATATTTCCCAATCTTGAATACTGTGGTAATGGCGATAAAGAAAATAAACTTCCGCATATTAAATTCAAAACTGGCAGCAGTACCAAGATAATATATATTCTCGGTTACGATAATGCCAGCAAGTGGAAGAATGCCTTGGGTTCACAGTTTGGATGTGTGTGGGTAGATGAGTGCAATACAGCTAACATAGACTTCATACGAGAGATATTCGGACGTTCTGAATACTTTGTAGGTACGCTTAATCCGGATGCACCTACATTACCCATATATTCAGAGTACATCAATCACGCAAGACCGATTGATAAGTACAAGGCAGATGTGCCGGAAGAGATATGGAAGGACCTTAACGGTTGTGAGCCTATTAAAGACTGGGTATATTGGTTCTTCACATTTGAAGATAATATATCCATGACACCAGAGAAGATAGAACAGAAAAAAATGAGCTATCCTCCTGGCACTAAGATATATAAAAACAAGATATTAGGATTACGAGGCAAGGCTACAGGTCTTGTCTTTTCTAATTTCTGCAAACGACATGTTATTACAAAGGAACAGGCAAAGGCATTTATTAAACGAGAATATGACGATAAGCAGACGGAGTGGTTTGTAATATATACAAGCGGTCTTGATACAGCATATTCAACAAAGAGCCCAGATACTATTGCAATGTCTTATATGGGAATAACAAACAAGGGCAAGCTGATAGTGCTGGATGAAAAGGTGTATAACAATGCAGAACTTGATATACCAATAGCTCCATCTGATACAGTAAGGAATTACATAGACTTCCTGGAGCGTAACAGAAAAGAATGGGGTGGAATGTCAAAGAATGTGTTTATAGATAACGCTGATCAGGCAACGATAACAGAGTTTGCCAAGTACAAGAGAGAACACATTGACTGCCAGTATATATTTAACAATGCGTATAAGAAAGTAACCATAATAGATAGAATTAACTTACAGCTTGGCTGGATGTCCTTTAACGACAAGAAGGGCAGAGAGCCAAGCTTTTATATTGTCGATACGTGCACGAATTACAAGACAGAGTTAGAAACGTATTCGTGGCTTGAAGATAAGGACTGTGAGCCTGAGGATGGCAATGACCATATGGTAAACAGCGTACAGTATGGCTGGATTCCTTATCGAAGCAGGATAGGTATAGAGAATAAGACATAATTCCAGATAGGAGAGTGAGAGAGGTGAACATATTTACAAGTATGGCAGAGAAGATAAAAACAGGAATAAGAACGTGGCTGCACATCCAGCCGGCTGTTAATGGATCCATAAGCATACAGGAAACTCTTGATTACGAGGGAAATGCCATAAAGAACAAGATATGGTACAGAGGTGAGAGTGAAGAACTGTCACAGCTATACAGCCAGATAGATGGTAACAAGACAAGGTTCTGGTCTGCATCCTGTACAATAGGTATGGAGATAAGAAAGATACACGTGGGTCTCCCTGCCATGTTATGTGATATACTGGCCAGTATAGTAACAGATGATATGAATTTAATAGATGCTGGCAGCAGGCAGACAGAATGGGATAAGATAGCAGAGGAAAATGATTTCATTGAGCTTGTTAAGCAGGCAATAACAGAAACGCTTTATATCGGTGATGGAGCATTCAAGATATCGTTCGATACGAACCTTAGCAAGTATCCTATATTGGAATTCTACTCTGGTGATAAGACAGAGATTATCAGGGATAGGGGAAGAGTTAAGGAGATAGTGTTTAAGACTGTGTATAACGTTCAGAGACAGGAGTATGTGCTTCTTGAACATTATGGCATAGGCTACATACATTATGAGCTTACAAGAGGCAGCAGGGAATATGATTTAAGTGTTATACCGGAGCTGGCACATCTTAGTGATGTTACCTGGAATGACAAGTTTATAATGGCTGTTCCTCTTATGTTCTATAAGTCAGCCAAGTATAAAGGACGAGGCAAGAGCATATTTGATGCAAAGATAGATAACTTTGATGCGCTGGATGAAGCATGGTCACAATGGATGGATGCCTTAAGGAAGAATAGAACAAAGGAATATATACCGGAGAATATGTTACCAAGGAATCCCCTGGATGGAAAAGTGCTAAAGCCTAATGCTTTTGATAATGCATATATACAAACAGATGGCAGCATGGCAGAAGGTACAGTTAATAAGATAGAGCTTGTACAGGGCAATATCCCACACGAAAGCTATCTTGCAACATATATCACAGCGTTGGATCTTTGTTTACAGGGGATTATGAGCCCATCAACATTAGGCATAGATGTTAAGAAGCTGGATAATGCGGATGCACAGAGGGAGAAAGAGAAAGCAACGCTTTACAGCAGAAATAACATTGTAGAGCGGCTTCAGAAGGTTCTTCCAAAGCTCGTTACAGCAACATTTAATGCCATAGACACGCTTAATAAGATAGCTATTAAGGATATAGATATTGATGTGACATTTGGCGAATATGCTAACCCATCCTTTGAAAGCCAGGTAGAAACAGTCAGCAAGGCTAAGCAGGGCGGTATTATGAGCATAGAGGCATCTGTTGATGAGCTGTATGGAGATACCAAGGATGATGAATGGAAGCAGGAAGAGATAGCAAGGCTTAAGGCTGAGCAGGGTATATCTGATATGGAAGAGCCGGCACTTAATATGCAGGCAGATGGCTTCACAGTTGATGGCGCTGATAACAGTTTCACAGGCTTTGATAACAAGTGAGGTAGCTTATGGCACTTAATACAGAATATGACATAGAGAAAGCCTTTAGAGCCATAGAAGATGAGCTGATAGCTTCAATGATACGGAATCTTGACCACCATAGGGCAGAGGAGACTAAAGAGGGGTTTAACTGGACACAATGGCAGGTGGAACAGATAAAGGCGTTGGAGAGATATAAGGCTGAAAACAAAAAGAAGTTTACAAAGTCATTCAGTAATATCAATGATTCAATAGAGGCTATGATATTCGCTGCCAGACAGTCAGGCGGTACAGAGCAGGAACAGAAGATATTAAGAGCATTGAAAAAGGGATTAAAAGCATCCAAGGTGTCACAAGGCACTGAGGGTGCTTTTTTCAAGCTTAACACAAGAAAGCTTAATGCCCTGATTAAAGCTACGAAGTCAGATTTTAACAGGGCGGAAAAAGCAATGCTTAGAATGTCGGAAGATAAATACCGGCAGATAATATTCAATGCTCAGGTGTATGCGAATACGGGTGCAGGAACATATGAGAAAGCGGTTGATATGGCGACAAAGGATTTCCTTAAAGCAGGTATCAACTGTATTGAATATGCGAATGGCGCAAGGCATACTATGAAAGATTATGCTAAGATGGCAATTCAGACAGCCAATAAGCGTGCATATCTAACCGGAGAGGGAGAGATGAGACAGTCCTGGGGAATTAGTACAGTTATTATGAATAAGCGTGCTAATGCCTGTCCTAAGTGCCTTCCGTTTGTTGGAAAGATTCTTATAGATGATGTGTGGAGTGGCGGTAAGGCATCTGATGGTCCTTATCCGCTTATGTCATCTGCAATAGCTGCGGGGTTGTACCATCCAAATTGCAAAGACGTACATACAACATACTTTCCTGAACTGGATGAAGAGCCAGACAGCAAGTTCACAAAGGAAGAGTTAGAAAAGGTCAAAGAAGATTACAAGCAAGACCAGAAGCAGCAGTATGCAGGCAGAATGGTTGAGCAGTTTGACAGGCTGTCTAAGTACTCATTAGACCCGGATAACAAGAAAGTGTATGCAGCGAGGAAGGAACAATGGGAGAATGTTGTTGCAAATGGACAGAAGAATGATATAATGGAATCAGACTTAAGCACATTAAAATGTAAGTTAAGGAATGATTCAGATATAGAGAAAGAATATTATAATATTCTTAAAGAAAAGTTTTCACATGGAAATAAAACCGCTAAGCATTTATTTGCTAAGTATGCAGGTGGTGAAACAATAGATGTATCAATGTATGAAGGTACTGCACATTTTAATACCAAAACAAAGAAAATATCTATGCATTATAAAGCTGATATGAGGAATATAAGAGGTGCAGGGACTACTTGGTATCATGAACATGGACATTTGATAGATGATTCACTTGGTATGGTATCGAGGGACGAACATTTTAAAGAATTACTAGAACAGGACACATTCCAATATAGAATAAAATATGGAAAAGAGCATAATTTAAAAACATATGACAAAGTAGATAGAGCAATTAGTAATGATTTACAAGATATAAGAAGACATTCTGCTGTATCGGACTTATTAGATGGATTAACAAAAGGGAATATTAGAGGTTGTGCAGGGCATAGTATTGATTATTGGGACAATCAAGAAAATATTACATCGGAAGCTTTTGCACATATGTTTGAAGCACAATTTGACGAGGTGCACTATAAAGAGATACAGAAATATTTCCCCAAATCATTAGAGTATTTTGAAAAGAAATTGAAGGAGGTAGCAAGGTGATAAAGAAACTAAAAGATGCAAGAATAAAATTTGTGAATCATTTTAAATATTCTCCAGAGTTCCCTCCTGATTTATATTTTGACCAAGAAGAATATGCTGAATTATTGTTGAAATGCATAGAAGATGATTTTGATTATACAATTGAGAAATATGGAACAGTAGTGCCAAAGAAAATGCCAAGACCAGAAATAATATGGGATTAACAGCCACCAGTCGATAGATTGGTGGTATTTTTATACCCAATTTTAAGAAAGTGAGGATAAAAGCATGGATTTTGGAGAAGCAATTAAATTATTAAAAGAAGGAAAAAAGGTAGCGCGTGCAGGTTGGAATGGCAAGAATCAGTATATTGAATTAGCAACCTGCATAAGTTATAAGAATGTAGCAGGAGAGATAGTAAACTGTGAGCATGAAGCAATAGGGAATAAGGCAATTGCATTTGTTGGAACATCAGGGATACAGATGGGATGGCTTGCATCACAGGCAGATATTCTTGCTGAAGATTGGAATACAGTTAATTAAGTTTAAGTTGCACCGGTGCAACACAATTTAATATTAGTTATTAAGCACACATGGCAATACGCTGTGGGTGCTATTTTTATGCCCAAAACTTAATGGCACTAAACTTTAGGAAAATGCCGACGGGCGGTAAACGGAAGAAAGGAGATAGAGTGATGAGAAAGACATTACCTATTAATTTACAGTTCTTCGCTGAGGGCGGAGATGGTAACGGCGACCAGAACGCTGGAAGTAACAATAACGGACAGGCAGGACAGCAAGGTGGTCAGAATAATCAGCAGGCGGCTGGAATTGACTATGACAAAATACAGAGCATGTTAGACACCGCAACTGCCAAGAAAGAAAATGCTGTGCTTAAAAGCTATTTCCAGCAGCAGGGACTATCCGAGGAGGAAGTAAGCCAGGCTATTGCAACATTTAAGCAGAATAAACAGCAGCAGGTAGAACAGCAGCAGAACGCTAATGCTAATCTTCAGAATGAAGTAACAACAGCGCAGAAAGATGCTGAACAGGCTCGTATAGAGCTTGCGGCTACACAGGTAGCAATGACACTTGGCATAGAAGCCAAGACAGTACCATATGTGCTAAAGATGGCTGATTTCAGCAAGGCAAAGGGCACAGATGGAAAGATATCAGAGGACAATGTTAAAGCTGCACTTGAACAGGTTCTAAAGGATGTACCTGCACTTAAGCCAAGCACAGAGAACAATGAGGGATTCCAGATTGGCGCAGGGCAGCAAAATAATGGACAGCAGTCTTCTGCAGGTAGCAATGTAAATGTTCCTACAAAGAGATGGAATAGATTCAATTAAGAAAGGTTAAAAAGGTAAAATAATATGCCAAATTTAAATTATGCAGAACAGTGGAGTCCTGAATTATTAGCAATTCTTATTCAGGGCACACTTACATCACCATTTATCACAAACAATGTCAGATGGTTAGATGCCAAGACATTCCATTTTACACAGATGAGTGTAAGTGGTTATAAGAACCATAAGAGATCAGGTGGATGGAATACAGGAGAATATAACCAGAAAGATGTTCCTTACACAGTAACACATGACAGAGATGTACAGTTTATGGTTGATAAGGCAGATGTTGATGAAACAAATCAGACAGCATCTATTCAGAATATTTCACACATATTTGAACAGACACAGGTAGTACCAGAGACAGATGCATTATTTTTCAGTAATGTAGCACAGGCTGCACAGAAGACAGAATTATATCATACTGAAACAGCTTCAACAGAATATACATCAGAGAATGTATTTGCTAAGCTTAAGCATATTCTGGCAGCAGGCAAGCTTAGAAGATATAAGGCAAATGGAAGTCTCATTATGTATGTATCTTCTGACATTATGGATAAGCTTGAGGTATCAAAGGAATTTACACGTAAGATTGAAATGACACAGATTGCAGAAGGTGGTCTTGGCATTGAAACACGTGTAACTGATATTGATGGTGTGACACTTATGGAAGTTGTGGATGATGAAAGATTCTATGACAGATTCGATTGGGATGTTGCAGAGGGCGGCTTTGCTCCGCTTAAGTCAAAGTATACCATAACAACTGATACAGATGTGGTAGAAGGAAAGACATACTACACTAAGAGCGACAGCACTTATACAGTTGTGGCAAAGCCTACAAAGACTAATATAGCCACATATTATGAAAAGACTGTTCAGGGTTCACGCAAGATTAATGTACTTGTCGCATGTGGCCAGACATGTAAGACAGTACCTAAGATTTCATCTATTTATTTCTTTGCACCAGGAGCACATACAGAAGGAGACGGATATCTTTATCAGAATCGTCAGTTAAGTGATACATTTGTATTCCCTAATGGCAAGGATGGTAAGGTTGATTCTGTATTCGTTGATGTAGATCCTGCAGAAGAGATTGCAGAGTAAGCCTATGGTATATGCAAGTAAAGAACAGTACCTGAGTGAGCATAATCTTATCCCGGATGAACAGATAGAACGAAGATTAAAACAGGCGAGCCGGCATATCGACTCGCTTACTTTTAATCGTATAACATCAAGAGGCTTTGATAATCTGACAGAGTTCCAGCAGGCAATAATCATAGATGTATGCTGCGATATGGCTGATTTTGAGTATGAGAATGAAGATATGATTAATTGTGTCTTGCAGAATTATGCTGTAAATGGAGTATCTATGCAGTTTGGCAGCAGTTGGAATGTTCTTGTGCAGAATGGAATTGCTGTAAAGCGTGATACATACCGGGTGCTTTGTCAGACAGGCTTGTGCTGCTTAAGTCTGGGGGTGTGAGTATGAGATACCCTTGCTTGATATTAAAGAGTATGTGTAAGACAGAAATACATGTAGAGATAGAGCAGGAAGGCAGAAATGTCTACGGAGAGCCTCTTGAACCTGTTATATGGGATGGTTTATGTAACTATCAGGACAGCGGCAAGACAGTATTAACAGCAGAAAAGGTTCTTATACAACTTGAAGGATGTGCTTTGATACCTGGAGATATTGCACCGGAGCTTCCTGTTATTACTAAAGGTGATATAAAGGTGTTCGGTGTAACAAGGCATATATACAAGGGTACGAAGTGTCGTAATCCGGATGGTACAGTTAATTATGTAAGATTGGATGTGATGTAATGGCAAAGAATGTTAAGTCAACAGTTAAGCTTAATATGCCTATGGTAAGGAAGCTTACGGCAGCAGCACAGGTGTCATTAGTACAGACAGCAGAGGCAATACACACTAATGTAGTACAAAGTCAGGTAATGCCACGCGACACAGGAACATTACAGAATGAGAGCACTTTCGTATATACACAGGATATTGCTAATGGAAAGGTGGAACTTATATCAAGTACACCTTATGCGAGAAGGCTGTATTATCATCCGGAATACAACTTCCACCAGTCACCTTGGACTGATGGAAGCGGTAAGAGACATGAAGGAAATGCTAATGCAAAAGGCAGATGGCTTGATGACTATATGAAAGGTGGTAAAAAGCAGGATTTTGCACCTAAAGCATTTGGAAAGTTTTATAAAAAGAATGCGGGGTTATGATGTTAGGAATAGGTGATGTAAGAGATTATATAGCAGGTATTGGTATTGCAGACAATACTAACGTGTATTGCGGAAAATTAGACGACAAAAAGAATAAGAGCATAGGTGTTTACAATAATAACAAGCAAAGACCTGTGCAGATGGCGGTAGGCGGCTTAAATAACAGCTCTTATCGTGTTAAGTCTGTAAGCATATTGGTTCATTGGAACACGAGTGTAAGAGACACAGAGAAGACCGCAGAACAGCTCTACAATATGCTTAGGGATATGAACCATATTATAATCAATGATACTAAAGTGTTCTTCACTAAAATGCTTGTTGATGAGCCTGTTGATGTAGGGACAGATGATAAAGGTATCTTTGAGAGTGTAATAGAATTAGATATTTATTATGAAAGGTAGGTAAAAGACATGGGACAGAATACAAAGATAGCTGGATATAATGCGGAAGCAACACCATTAGCAGGTGTTAATCCAGTGCATACAATTCAGTTTGGAATATGTATAACTGGAAGAAAGAATGCAGATACGCCAGAAACAGTAGAAACAAAGGTTGTAAAAGATGCAGAGAGTTTAAGCGTGTCTGTAGATGGAACCATTGAAGAATGGAGCCCGATGGATCAGAAAGGCTGGGTAAGAAGACTTATGACAGGTAAGTCACTTAGTATGTCTTTCGGTGGTAAGCGTAACTATGGTGACGAAGGGAATGATTATGTGGCAAGCCTTTTCATGAAGACAGGACAGGATTGCAACACATGGGTATCTGTTATATTCCCTAACCTTGACCAGCTTCTTATACCGGCGGTAATCAATGTAACATCTCTCGGTGGAGATTCTACAAGTATTGATGCACTTGAGTGGGAAGCACAGTCTGACGGTAAACCGACATATATAGCATACGCAGCAGCTTAAAGAAAGAGAGGATATGAAAAATGGCAAAAACAGATTTTAAAGTAATAGACATATCTATGAAGATTACGAATCAGTTACCTATGATTCGTATTACAGAAGATTTGGTTGTTACTGTTAATAACAGAAAGAGTACAATTCTTAATATACAGGCTATGGCACAGGAAGCAGAAAGCAAGGAAAACAAGGACGATATGGCATTTATGATTAAAGGCCTTGAAATGCTTGTAGGAAAAGATGCTTCAGATAAGATTGAAGCTTTAGACCTTCCTATTCCTGAATATAAGGAAATGTATAATACAATCATGCAGGTTGCTATGGGAACATACGGCGAGGAGCAGACACCCTCAGCATGAGACATATTATGACCTATGGGATGATTGGGAGCTGATAGAAGCCAGCTTCCTGTCCCAGTATGGCATACGATTGCGAACAGAAGATGATATGTCATGGGCTGAATTCTGTTCTTTATTGTCAGGAATAATGCCTGAAACACCACTTGGGAGAATTGTAGGAATCAGAGCAGAAAAAGATCCTAAGGTTATAAAGGAGTTCACTAAGGAACAGAAGAAAATTCGTAATGACTGGATATTAAGAAGGAATAGAAAATTAATGGAAGATCCTGCAAATTACAATAAGTATTGGAGTGACTTCCAAAATTGGGCTAAGACCGCTTTCTCTAAGTAGAAAGTGGTCTTTTTAAATGCCGGAAAGGAGGGAGTATGTCGGATGTAGTAGGACAGATAGCTCTTGAACTTGGCATAGACAGTTCACAGATAGTTAATCAGCTTACAGGTGCTTCCAATAAGGCAGCAAAGCAGGCAACATCCATCTTTTCTGGTATGGGAAAGAAGATAGCCGGAGCTTTAAGCATTGCAGCATTTGCTAAATTTACAAAAGACTGCATAGAAGTCGGTTCAAATGTAACAGAGGTACAGAATGTCGTAGATACAGCATTTGGAGATTTGAGCCGTCAAGCGGATTTGTGGGCTTCCAATGCCATGACTAACTTCGGTCTATCTGAATTATCTGCTAAGAAGTACATGGGTGTATTTGGTCAGATGAGTAATGCTATGGGTATTACAGGACAGGCTGCACTTGATATGGCAGAAGATGTTACCGGATTAACAGGTGATGTTGCATCATTTTACAATTTGAGTACAGATGAAGCATATACAAAGCTGAAATCCATCTGGACAGGTGAAACAGAGACACTTAAGGACTTAGGTGTTGTAATGACTCAGACGAACTTAGACCAGTATGCACTTAATAATGGCTTCGGTAAGACTACAGCAAAGATGACAGAGCAGGAAAAAGTAATGCTCCGTTATCAGTATGTTACTAGTGCACTGTCCAATGCCACAGGAGACTTTGTTAAAACACAGGATTCCTGGGCGAATCAGACAAGAATACTTACATTAAGGTTTCAGCAGTTAAAGGCTAGTCTTGGTAAAGGCTTCATAGCATTGTTTACACCTATTCTGCGTGGCTTTAACAACTTGCTGGCAGGATTACAGAAGGTTGCGGATGGCTTTGCCAGTTTTGTGCAAATGCTCACAGGAGCAGATGTATCAACCTCTATGGGTTCGATAAGTTCGGATATAGCTGGTATAGGAGATGATGCATCAAGCGCAGCGGATAATGTAGGTGATATAGGAAGTGCAGCCAAGAAGACTGCTAAAGATATAGAAAAGTCGCTTGCAGGCTTTGACCAGATAAATAAGCTGACAGAGCTAAAAGATGATAGTTCTGATTCAAGCGGTAGTACAGGTGGAACATCTTCAGGAATCGGAAACGTTGACCTTGTACCAGATGTGAGTGGAAGTACATCTAATGTTTCTAGTGCAATATCTGATATGGCAGATAAAGTCAAGAAAGCATTAGAGCCACTTAAAGCAATATCCTTTGATAATCTGATAATATCTCTTGATAACCTTAAGAGAGCTGCACAACCATTAACAGATAAGTTGTTTGCTGGATTGGAATGGGCTTATTACAATATATTTGTTCCTTTGGCTAAGTGGACTATAGAAGATTTGCTTCCGGCATTTCTTGATGTATTAGCAGGCTGTTTAGATGTACTGAATAGCGCGTTAGATGCATTGAAGCCATTGTGGATGTGGGCCTGGGATAATTTCCTTGAGCCTGTGGCGAGTTGGACTGGTGGAGTGATTGTTGATGTTCTGAAAGGATTGGCATCTGCATTAGATGGTATATCTGATTGGATAAAGGATAATCAAGGTCCATTTGATGCAATAGTGATAACAATAGGAGCATTTGCAGCAGCTTGGAAAGCGGTAGACTTAGCCGAGTTTCTTATGAATGCTGGCGGTGTTGTCGGATTGCTCAGTAAACTTAAGGATGCAACTTGGGGCTGTGTAACAGCTAAGATAGCAGATAAGCTTGAAACAGTTCAGCTTTGTGCTATGTATGCAAAAGATTTTATTGTAAATATGGCATTGGCAACAAAGGAATTAGTTTCTCAGGCCATACAATGGGGAATATCAACGGCATCTAAAGTAGCAGATACAGCAGCCACAGCAGCACATACAGCGGCTACATGGTTAGCCACAGCAGCTACAACAGCATTTGGTGTTGCTATGTCTGTATTAACAAGTCCTATAACATTAGTTATTGTAGCTTTAGCAGCGTTAGGAGTTGCTATATACGAATTAGTAAAACATTGGGATGTAGTTAAGGATGCAGCAGGAAAATGTTGGGATTGGATTACTGATAAATGGTGCAAAGCAGGTGATTGGTTCAAAGGCATATGGCAGGATATAAAGTCTGCATTTTCTTCATTTGATAACTGGTTACAGAATATTTTTAACATAGATTTTTCAGATAGCTTCGGCTTTATAGGCGATATAATGAATGCTTATTTGCAAAATGTTTCTAATATATTTGGTGACGTAAAGCAGATATTTGGTGGATTGATTGACTTTATTGCTGGGGTATTTTCAGGTGACTGGTCAAGAGCCTGGAATGGCATTGTGGATGCCTTTGGTGGAATATTCTCTTTAATTGCAGACATAGCCAAAGGACCTATTAATATGGTAATCGGACTTATAAATGGTATGCTTGATGGATTAGAAAGTGGCATTAACTGGATAGTCCGCAGGGTGAATGCTTTAAGCTTTGATGTACCTGACTGGGTACCGGTTATAGGTGGTGACCATTTCGGGTTTGATTTACCGGAAGTTGGATTTGGTAGTATCCCATACCTTGCAGAAGGTGGATATGTAAAGCCAAACACTCCACAGCTTGCAATGATTGGTGATAATAAACACCAGGGAGAAGTTGTAGCACCAGAGGATAAGCTTATCGATATGGCACAGAAGGCAGCAGCTATGGCATCCAGTGCTGAACTGTTAGCTGAAGCTATAAGTATTCTTAAGCAGATCCTTAAGATACTGGAAGCATTAGATCTTGATATACAGTTAGATGGAAAGAGCCTTAAGAAGTATGTAGTTGATAAGATTAACGAGCATACAAAGCAGACAGGAAAATGCGAGATTATAACTTAACAAGGATGTGATGAATTGATACTAAGATGTGACAATCAGGAGCTTCCGGCTCCTGTGTCCATCAAAGTGGATGATGAGATTATATGGTCTTCTTCAACAGGACGAGCACTTGACGGAACAATGTTAGGTGATGTAGTTGCTGAAAAGAAGACCTTATCTATATCCTGGGGAGTTCTTCAGGAAGATGAGCTGATTCTTATTAAGAGTAAGCTTGTTGCCGGATTCTTCCCAATAACATTTCATGATGATGGACAGGATATAACAATAACAAGTTACAGAGGTACACTAAGCAAGGAAGTAATAGGGGAGCTTGATGATGGTATTTTCTATTACAGAAGTGCAAGTGTGTCGATTATTCAGCAGTAAGGAGAGCATATGAAAACATTAAAGGTTAGTGATATAAGAAACAAGGCAGTAGAGTTACAGGGGATTAACGGACATTTTCCTGTAAAGCTTAATTATGCTATTGCAAAGAATTTAAAGGTGCTTATAGCAGAGTGTGAAACTGCAGCAGCACAGAATCAGAAAGTCCTTGATGAGAAGGCATCCAAGGATAAGAATGGGGCGTATGTATTTAAAGATAATGAGATAGAATTTCCAGATGAGAAAACAAAGAAGGAAGCGCTTAAGGAGCTTAATGATATTTCTAATCTTGAGATAGAAGTTGAGATTATGATGGTACCAATGAGTGTACTTGAAATGTGTGATACAGAGAAGTACGATACACCAACATCAAAGGAAATGGCAGCATTAGAATTTATGATAGGAGAATAGCCTATGTATAACAATGTAACAGATGCATTTAAAACGATGATAAGAAGTCCGTCAAGAACATTCAGAGGCAGGCTTAAGATAAATGACAAGTGGATATATGCTAACTTTAAGAAGCTTAGCTATGAAACTTCAAGCAGTAGTGAAGAATACCTGCAGTTAGGTTCAGCTGTGGCTGCTAAGATAGAGATAACCATTAAGAGAATAGATGAGCTGTTTGAGAATACAGAGATACCGGTAGAGATAGGATTGAAGCTGCCAAGTGGAAAGTATGAGTATATTCCAGTTGGCTTTTTTACTGCTGAACATCCAACAAATGACCAGACAACAACGACATTTATAGCATATGACAGAATGATGAAAACAACAGGGTTATATGTATCTAATCTAACATATCCTGCAAGTGCTGTATCTGTTCTGAATGAGATAAGCGCCGGCTGTGGTGTTCCTGTGGATGTAAGTAATGTTGATTCTTCTATTATGGTATTAACAAGGCCGGTAGGATATACATACAGGGAAATGATAGGCTATATCGCTTCTATGGCAGGTGGCTTTGCATGTGTTGATAGAACAGGAACTATTGTTATTAAGTGGTATTCAGATGTGGATTATAAGCTGGATGTGACAAGGATAATGAGCTTTGAGAAAGATGAAAGCAATTATAATCTGGAAAAGTTATCATGTAATGTTGATAACTCTACAACTTTAACATCTGGCGGTGGAATACTTGGTGTTACATTTGATAATCCATTTATGACACAGGACAGGCTTGATAATATCTTTAAGAAGCTTAGTGGGTTCAGTTACAGGGGTGCATCTGTTAAGACATTAGGAGATGTTCGCCTGGATCCGTGGGATATGATTACTGTGGAAGATGGTGAAGATGCCTACAAGGTGCCTGTGATGAACATCCAGCAGGAATATGATGGTGGTCTTGCTATGACTATAACATCTTATGGTAAGACACAGACAGAGCAGGAAGTAGACTTCAAAGGACCAACAACACAGCAGAATAAGAGAATATATTCGGATTTGATATTGGCAAAGGAGCTTATAACTAAGAAAGTTGATGCAGAATGGGTTAAGGCTAATACAGTACAGGCAGAAACAATTGTATCTATTAACAATGACTTGGAGAATATCCGGAACAATTATCTTAAGTCGAACGTGGCAAAGATTACATATGCAACGATTGAGAGCCTTAAGTCGCTTAGCGGTGAATTTGCAGATTTAAAGGCAACTGACTTTGAAGCGATAAAAGCAAGTGTTAAGGACCTGAATGTTGATGTTGAAAAGGTGAATACTTTGTTGTTCGGTTCTGCCACCGGCACAACTATAACAACGGATTTTGCTAATTCGGTTGTATCTGTAATTGGTGATGCGCAGATAACAAGCGCTATGATTAAAGAACTGGCATTTGATAAGATTACTGGTATAGATATTAACACAACAGTAATGAATGTGCATAGTGAGGATGGCAAGTCTATCTGGAAGGATAATACTATTCAGATAAGTGATAAGGACCGAGTACGGATCCAGCTAGGTAAGGATGCAGCCGGTGATTATAATATATATATATGGGATAAAAATGGAAATCTGATGTTTGACCCGCTTTATGGTATCCAGGAATCCGGAATCAAGAAAGCAATTATTAGAAATGATATGGTATCTGATAATGCCGCCATATCCGGAAAGAAGCTGGATATAGATAGTGTATTTAGTGTTATGAATGCAGATAAGAGCAATACTTTTAATGCAAGTAAGATACATGTAGATACAACAGATCAGACATTGGAGAGTACATTTCAGACTATTAATAATTATGTTAGCGGTGGTTCTGATGCATGGGGTTCTACTATGCTGCAGGCTAAGACATTCATAGAGCATAAACTGTGGTGGACGGATATTGATGAGGAAGGCAACTCTGTAAAAAGCAAGTTTAATGATGTTAAGACAACATTAGACAGCTTTAAGATAGATATGTCGGACGTTACTAAGCAGCTTAATGGTACATTTGAGATATATGATATTACAGAGGTACCAACGCTGGACAATTATCCAGCAACTGAATTCTTTGTGAAAGTATATCCAGCAGAGGACTGGTACCCACTTGAAACAGATACATGGCAGTATACACAAGAAGAGTATGCTAAGCACGCAGGAGCAGTTGCTTATATGAAAAGTTCTAATCGTGCCTGGAAGTTTCTTAAACAGTCGTCTGGGACATATGGATGGACGGAAATATCTGCAAGTGAGACAGCTTATATGCTTAACAAGCATGCAGCTTTTCAGGTTGCTATTGATGGGATAACAGCGGAAGTTAGCAGGGTTAAGGTTGATATCAGAGATAATTATTCAACGACAGAATCAGTTAAGTCATTGATTCAACAGAATACAGAATCATTAACATCTAGCATATCGAAGTCGTATGCTACAACTACGTTTGTAAATGATCAGGTTAGTGATACTAAAAAATATGCTGATACAGCAGCTGGAAATGCAAAGACCACAGCAGAAAAAACAGCAGCAGATTCACTTAACACTGCAGTTAAGAATGTAAAAGACTATGCAGACAGTGCGGCAAGTGTAGCGCAGGCAGCAGCAGAAGGTACAGCGGCAAGTGCATTATCAGATGCTTTAAAAAATTATACAGTAACAAAAGATATGAATTCTGCGATCAGTCAGACAGCAGACGGTATTAAGACGTATGTATCTTACAACTACAAAAGAACTGGTGGAGAATTTAATACTTACATAGTATCGGAAGTCCCTACTTTGAATAATTACCCAGCAACAGAATTCTTTGTGCCGGTGTATCCGGCAGAGGATTGGTACCCGCTTGAAACAGATACCTGGCAGTATACAGATGCAGGATATGTATTACATATTGGTGCTATTGCTTACAATCCGGATACTGGTAAAACGTGGAATTTTGTTAAAAAGGATACTGGGTGGACATGGGAAGAAATATCTTCAAGTGAGACAGCTTATATGCTTAACAGCTTTGCAAAGCATGATGTAGCTTTAAACAGTATAACAAACGAGCTTTCAAGTGTCAGAAAGGATATATCTGATAACTATTCTACAACAACAGAAATGGTTAACAGGATTGTTCAGGAGATTAAGGATGATAAATCAACAATAAGCTCTTCACTGCAGGCGACTTATGCAACACAGAAGTATGCTGATGATGCAGCCAATGCAGCAACATCTGGGGCTAATAATTATACTGATAATGCTCTTAAAACGTATTCGACAACGGCAGATATTATCCAGGCTATTTCACCTGGGGAAACAAGTATATCGGCGGCAGTAACTGCCAAGCTGGGGGATTATGCTACATCTGCAAGCTTGAAAGCATTAATAGAGAATAAGGATGGTCAGTTAAAGAGTGCCATAGAAGCTATTGCAGACACGATTAATATTACGGCCAAAGGTGGACTTAACCTCTCGGGGAATAGAATTGCTATAGATAGTGATAATTTTACACTTACGGAAGATGGCAGAATAACAAAGTGTAAAAATATCATTGTAGATGGTGGTACAGTTGGCGGCTGGAAAATAGGTGATAAGTCAATATATTCATCATACGATTATAATGATGTGACATATGATGTATCATTACACAAAGCAGAAAAGCCATCAACGCATATATTACAAGTTACTAAGGAAAAGAATAATTTGTTTGATTATACATTCTTTATAACAGCAGAAGGTAAAATGTGTTCGTATGGTCAATTGCAAGAGTCAGGTAATACATTTAATTCTGAAGCATGTCTTTTTGGTGGATATCTTAAGATGCTTGATACAACCAATAATACATATACTCTAATACATCCACACGGAATACATGCAAGAAATAAAGAAAATATAAATACACTTACATTGGTATCTAATAGTGATGATGGCAGTGGAGATGGACTTATTATAACTGGATCCGCTGGCACAGAAGTTTCAGTGCTTAGAGATAGTATAACATTATGGTATCAGCCAAATTCTCAAAAATACACAAAAATAGGCAAGGGATATGTTCGCATTTGTAATAATAATACTAATTATTATAAGGCTGTCTCTTATACACATCTCCGAGCCCACGAGACTACGCTGCATC